GTCGCACGTCGTAGCCGCGATATGTCAGGACTCGATAAAAAGATGGCCTGACACTCGTATACTCATGGCGACGCACGTCAAGGAATTAATCGAGCAGAATGCGGAAAAGATGCTTTTGCATTGGCCCGACGCACCGCTAGGCATCTATTCGGCAGGAATTGGGCGTAAAGAATCCCATTGCAAAATCACCTTTGCTGGGATTCAGTCTATCAGAAACAAGGCCCACGAAATAGGGCATATTGACTTGATGATTGTTGACGAAGCGCACCTGATATCCCATAACACGGATACCAGTTACCGTAAACTAATTGATGCGCTCAAGATTATTAATCCTGCGCTGCGCGTTGTCGGATTGACTGCGACGCCGTACAGACTCGGTCACGGAATGCTGACCGATGACGAGGGCATATTCCATGACCTGATCGAGCCGACCAGCATCGAGGCGTTGGTCGAGGATAAATACCTTGCGCCGCTACGCTCTAAACTGACAGGAACGCAACTGAGCGTTAAAGGCGTACACCGTCGAGGCGGCGAGTTTATTGAGAAAGAACTGCAAGCAGCCGTAAATAAGTCGCACACAAACTCGGAAGTCGTGCGCGAAGTGATTAAATTGGCTGGCGACCGAAAGGCGTGGTTGTTCTTTTGCGCTGGCGTAGACCACGCTCACGCCATTAAAGATATGCTGGTGGACTCTGGCATCCCTGCGGATTGCATCACCGGAGAGACGCCTAAGATTGAGCGAGAGCGCATGATTGCCGACTTCAAATCTGGACGCCTTAGAGCGCTCACAAACGCCAATGTATTGACTACCGGCTTCGACTATCCAGACATCGACTTAATCGCCATGATCAGGCCCACAATGTCTGCCGGGCTGTATGTGCAGATGGCTGGGCGTGGTATGCGTATCAAAAGCCACACCGATCACTGTTTGGTGCTAGATTTTGCTGGCGTTGTACAAATGCACGGGCCGATCACAAATGTGCAGCCACCAAATAAGGCCGGTAAAGGCACTGGAGAGGCGCCAGTAAAGACCTGCCCAGAGTGTGACAGTTTGATCGCGCCAGCTGTAAAAGTCTGCCCAGACTGCGGATATGAGTTCCCAGAGCCAAAAGAGAAAAAGTATCGACTGTCAGACGTCGATATAATGGGCAGTGCAGGCAATGATCTCGTAGTTGAGTCTTGGAATTGGTCAAAGCATCTATCTCGTGCAAGTGGAAAAGAAATGGTTAAGGTTAAATATTACTCGAACATTCTCAGTGATCCAGTGATATCAGAATATTTTCCATTAACGCACTTTGGCTATGCCGGAACCAAGGCCGCCATGAAACTGGCTGAAATTGCGTCAGAGTCTAAAGTTGATATCAAGAAACTTAAGACGTCATCGCTTGATGAAATTTGTTCTATCATGAATCAAGGGAAGGCACCGCATGAGATACTCTACAAGAAGGAAGGCAAATACTACCGCGTCCTCAAAAGGAACTGGTCGATCTGAACACGTTGAGCAAAGAGAATTTGTAAGTTGGTTTCGGAAAAACTACAAAGGGATAAGGATCATCGCAATACCAAACGGCGGTCAAAGAAATATCGCGACTGCGGCACGATTAAAGGCCGAGGGAGTCATGCGCGGAGTCCCAGACCTGTACGTCCCGGCGTGGATGCTGTGGATCGAGATGAAGAAAGCTAGTGGCGGTAGAATATCTCCAGAACAAAAGGACTGGCACAATTATTTACAAAGCATTAACCAAAATGTTATAGTCACGGCAGGATTTGAAGATGCGAAGTTACAAATTGAGGACTTTACTGAGGAGAAAGATGATGGCGGATAAAAATTTAACAAAGAATATGCGTAGCGCTGACAACATTAAACGACTTAGAATTAAAGTTGGACTGACGCAAGAGCAGCTTGCCGACATAATTGGCGTGACCTCGAGGCAGGTCGCCAACTGGGAGTCAGGCAATTCATTGCCGAATGATACAAACAAGATGCGCTTAGAGAAGTTGTTCTATACAGGAGATATTGAGAAAGATCTAATACAGTTAGATCCAGATCGTAATGCGCTCTTATTTTCCACCATTAACAATGTTGGGCTAATTGGCGCATTGTTTGTGGTCTTGGTTTTAATTGCCGTATTCTTAGGCCTTCAGGCGGTGTTTAGTGGTTAGTCTAAATCTAAGGAAATTTAATAAACGGATCAAACATATTAAGTTTGGGCCGTACTACATGGTAGCGCTAAACAAATGGGATAAAGGCGAACAACTGTTTACGTTTATTGATGGCAAAACATATCGAGACTCAGAGGCTATGACATTAGCTAAGAAATACGGCTATAATAACGTTGAGCGAGTTTATGAAACATATAACTCGCTTGGTTAGTCATTTTTGATTCTCCTCCATTTGGCCCTGCTTGTTGAGCAGGGCTTTTTTTTATGCGTAACTTTTCTTTGTTTTCTTTTTGCCTTTTGCTACTTTTTTCTTTCTGGCTTTTGCTGCCGCAGCCACTCCTTCTTTAGTGTATGGATACTTCTTCTTTCCTACCATTGGCATAACTATCTCCTTTAACGTTTAACTGCTGATGAACCTACATAGAAGCTGAAGATCATTAACATGATCTGATCGTATGATGAACGAAACATTGCTGCGCCTTGAATAATTTCCCATTCCGTCCATCGCTTTGTTGTATCAATTAGTCCAAACAAGTACGTTCCACCAGATGATTTCTCAACTGGCACCGCAATATCAATTGGCGTAAACATTGGCGCAAGACTAATAAATGCAACCATCGCCAAAAATGACAATACAAGTATACGTCGAGTTGCGCTTGAGAATCTGTCTTTTGTTCTTACCTCAAATTCTTTGTCTGCAATCTCTGCTCTTGCCTTCATATGCTCGACATCAAAGGCGAGCCTTTCCATCATCAGTTTTTGTTGGTCTGCTTTCGCCTTTTGCGCATTTGCCAGAAGGCCCGAGAAAACGCCCACGAGATTGCCACCAATTGCGAGTATAACTTCTGTCCCAAGTCCAAGCATCTTGATTTGATCCTAAACTTAATTAAATAAAAAAAACTAACCAATAAAATCTTTGGGCTTTCTCTTAAGTGTCCAAGCCCAACATTGCAGTTATGACATACCAGACCTTTTACTCTGCCATTTTTGTGGCAGTGGTCAACTGATAATTTTCCTCGTGGAGTATCTAGGGCATTGACTTTGCATATATCGCATAGATTGCCTCTGGCGTAAGACATATCAACATATTCTTCGTATGTGATTCCATACCTGACTTTGTAGTTAGACTTTCTTCTTGAAATCCTACGCTTTTCTGGATTTTGCAAGTTTTCTTTTTTTAGCTAAAGCAGCTTTGCTAGTCTTAGCTGCCTGCTTAAATTGCTTTGCGGTAGGAGCGCCTTTATCTCCAGGCTTTCTCATCTTTTCACCAGAGCCAGCTGCGATCCTCTTTCTCTTATTTCTTATTCTGTCATAGAGTCCAATTTTTGCCATGACTATCCTTTCTTTTTGTTACGATTAGCAAAATTTCTTGCGGCCTCTACACTACCAAAGCCCCATGCTTTTAAAGCCAATGCCTTGCGAGTTGGCCTTCCTTTAGAGTCTTTCATTGGGCCTTTCATTCCTGAAAATCTAGCAGCAAAAGATACTCTTCTAGGATTTGTTCCAGACTTAACTGGCGCCTTTAAATTGCCGCCATCTTTGCGTTCAAAATGTTTGCGGCCTTTTTCGTTTAGGCCGCCTTTTGGATTTTGATGCACTTTCTTAACCATCTGGCGATGCCCTTTCTAAAAGTTTAACTCTGACTTTTAAATCGTGTATATGCTCTAGCATTTCTTCTTTTAACTCTTGACGCGCAAATGCGTTGCCCGGACTAGGAACAATCACGCCCTGCGGACTTATCAATTGCATTTGGTTAGCGCGAATTAACTGAATGTCTGACGTGATCTCGCCAATGCTAGAAATGACCCACCACATAGCCGCCAGTAAAACTGGGACTAAACTTGCTAGTGCCTTAGATAAATCAAACTCTTTCACTTGTTTTTATTTAAAAGATCAAAAACAGTTTTAATCTTTTCTTCTAAAAATTTGAGTCGCAACAAAACTTCGCTACGAAAGCTGATAAGACCTGCTGCCAATATTGCTAAGGCCGAGATGATAGGCCAAAGTTCTACTAACGTTTGAGTCACTTATCAGCCTTCCCATCAAGCTTTTCATCAATAGAATCTAACTTAACAAAAACTCGATCGACAAACTTTTCAAACTCTTTGCGTTTAAGATAATCACCAGCAACTAAAACCTCGATCTCGCCAACTCGACGCTCAGTCCGGCTTTGCAATTTTTGCAAGTCTCGGATTGCCGCCCAGATAATATGCGCCAAAGCGCCTAACAATGCGCTTGCGCCACCAAGAATAAAATTGATGGTGGATTGATCCATGTTAGAACGTTCCTTCCCAGACTCTGAACTTGTTGAAGTCACCAGATAATATCTTTCTCTTTATCACTTCCTGCGCCGCCTTGTGATCATCCCACTTAACGCCAGCTTCTTTTAACCACTGCGTCATAATGTGCATTGGAATTCTGCCTACAAGTCTATTATCGCCTTTTTGTTGATCGAATCCAGCATCTTTTAAGTCTTTAACTTGTTTAATTGTTGGATCGTTATCGTATACGTTTTCAATGGTAAGTGTGTCCCCACCATCGTCGTGATGCACTATCTCTTTAACTTTCAAACAAACCTCCAATAAAAAAAGGGAGAGGCGTTAGCCCCCCCCATACACCAATTAAGATGTTGTGTTATCGAATACACCGCCTGATGCTTTCTCGTTATTAGAAACAAGAGTTAGCTCAGTAACGATTGCTCGACGTGTGCTGTCGCTTGTTTTAGCAAGCTCCATATTCTTAGTATTTCTAAGAACAGCAACGCTGAACATATCATCTTGGACAATGAACACATCACGGCTTCGGTTTTGACGCGAAGGCATGAAGTTTACAGTTCCCCAAGGAGTAACGTAAACGTCAACTGCGTTAACAACAGCGTTTGTACCACCGACAGATGCGCCGATAGTTGCTCGCTGATTGTTCATCCCAGTAAAGCCTAGTCCAAGATTCATTTGAA